AATACTTTGTGCAATCCGCATATTACAGGGCTGTGCGGATCGCCTTCTATGTCTGTGTGCCTGTGATGTTTACGGTGTACTGCTACCCACTGCTTAGTGACCATGCCTGTGGTTAGCCAGAGCCAAAACCGCATCATATGACTTACTACAGGATGAAAGGTTACTGATTTATGTGCTTGACTGCGGTGTAAAAACAAGGTTACGCAGGCAATGGTAATATGTGTTACCACAAGTGTAAAGATTAATTCTGTCATATTGTTTAGGTAATTCCGGTACCGTTGATGTACCAGGTGTTGGTGTCCACTTTCAACACTGTAGCAACACCATAGTTTCCAACTACTCTTGCAACACTTGTGCTATTGCCTGCTAGGAATAACCCAACGTTAGAAGCCATTGGCTCAACTCTAACAACTCCGGCAGCGTTTGCAATTATCTGCATCTCTGTGCCAATTGGCAATGCTAGGTTTGCATTAAACGGAATGGTAATACTCCTAACAGTACCGTCAGCATAAAAATGCTTGCCGCGATCTGCATTGGCCAGTGTCACGTTTGAGGACAATACCGTTTGTGGTACGTCATTGCCTATTAGGAATCCACCTGCTGTGGCTCCGTCTTGCACCCTTACTGCATTTAGGTCTGTGTCAACAACAAGCTCGCCTACTAGGCCTGTATAAGTTGAGCTTACTGATGTATTGCCTCGCTTGGCCAATAAGTGTGTAGTTAGTGTTACGTTACTGGTTGTCATTATATTTGTCCCGAATCTATCACAGCATTAGCGGCAAAGTTAAGCGGATCGCTTTCGTACCATCCCGGCAATACTTCCATCTTTAATTGTGCGCCAAAGTTATCATCCACGTACAGAGGTCTGTCAATATTAGTTGTGCTGTTTGTTAGTTTAAGTGTAAGCAGATACATTCTCTGCTTTAGTGCTACTGTGGTTGCTTTAGGAATAGTTACACTGCACAAGCCAGTTGCGGCATTATCGATCGTAACAGCCAAACTTTCTACAGCACCCTTTTCGAATGGATCTTGGATGTCCAATTGCATGGTGTTGCCGGTTAGATCAACGGCTTTCTGTTGTTGGTTTCTAACAACAATCTGTAGTGGGTTATCAATACCCTGGTATACTTTTATTGGCTGGCTGAACACGACATGTTTCCTTGGTGGCAAAAAGATTCCCTGGTCCAGAATTTGGACCCGGATAATATTATCATATAAATAACTTTGGATTTCATACATTAATGTATTTATTGAACTTATATGGTTGACATAGACTACGAGAAACTATTAACAGATTATCCCTTCCTAACCTACTTAATATATGGTAATAACGAATATATAGGGATAATTCAGAATGTAGATGACATAGTCACTACAATATACGATTATGGTGCCTTGAAAAGCGTTGAAGAAAAGCAAATATTCTTAAAATTAGCTGATACATGGTGGTGGGAAAGTAATCGACTTATCCCTATAAACGTATTTTTAAAAGCAGAATGGCAGCCATTCAGAGTTGTTGTAAAAACTATGAACAGTAAAGGCGTAGAAATAAAATTTGGTCCGCAGATTAGTTTAAATTCGATATCGGCAAAACGCACAAAACGAAGAAGTATTACTCTTGTCCGGAAATTAAGTTAATATTTACAGCAACCAAGTGCGCATAACTTACTGCGTGTGCTTTCTTAAAGTAATAACTATCATCAGTCGGCTTTTCCCACACAGTTTTTTCAACTCCAGCCCAGGGCTTGCCTATTAGGTGGCGTTTTGCAGGACGCATAACAGCCAAGAACATTGCCAACTTTTCAATTGCGTTGATCTTTTCTGGCATCTGCACAAGAGTGCTGTAGTGATTTCCTATGTGTATAAGTTTACTACAAAAATCTGGATCATATAAACTTTCCCAAACTGGTTCCTGTGCCATCAATCGATCCAAGTGTGCTTCGTTTTTTATCTGTGAATACAATCCTACATTGAGAATGTCTAATTTAATGTACCCACGATCTTCTGCAGAGTCATGGTCGATTGTAGCAAAGCCCGTAAATGGATCAACTGGAATATCAGTAAAGTATACACCTGTGTTATGTTTAACAAGACCGGTGTTACGCAATATACTAGCTGGAGTTTGTTTAAAATACTTCAGAGCTTTTACTCTATCACCTACATCGATATCAATATCACTGGTAAACTTCATAATCCTGCTTCCGCTAACAAGTGTTTAGTCCACTCTACATCACCCATGTAGTCAATAAACTTTCTATTCCAGTAGTCTGGATCAATCCAGGGGAGGATAACACTAATTTGATCATCCCCAAGAGTAGATAACCAATCCACACCGGAAACACAATTAAACACAATCCAAGGACTAATGCGCCCGGTACTGATATGATGGCAAATCCTATTAGCATTACCATACCGAAAATAGTCTTGGAACCCCGCAAGTCCCGAACCGTTGCTTGCATAATCTTCCATGGTTTTAAGAGCACGTTCAAGAGCATCCTGTACTGCCTCCTTCTTTAAGTATTCACGCATCCATTCATCATAAAAAACATCTTTTGTCCAGTAGTCTAGTTTCTTGTTATTTTTCAATAACCAAGTTGTGTAATTTTGTATGTTGAGGCATTTGATGTTAACACAATGCCTGCCAAATTTTACAAATGCCTTGTAGTATGGACTGGTTATAAAGTCTGCATAACTTTTGTTTTTTGCACTGCCCTGTGTTGTTTCGAAAAACTGCAAGTAAGCTCTAAGTCCAAACTGCACACCTGTTTCTTTTTCCTGTTGCCATCGTCGCTTGGGCTCACAGAGATGTGCCGCAAGTGTTGATTCCTTGCGATAACTCTTACTACAGTACTTACAGGTGTAACTCATGTTTCCTTATATGTGTTTCCAAGTAGTTGTTTATCCATTCGTGTGCGCCTGCCTCACGGTGTCGCATTTCTGCTTCTATGTGTTCTTCGTCGGACATGTATGGCACTCCTGCTCTGTGTTGCTCGCGTACAGCACACCATGTAAAATCATTTACTATGTTTTTATTACCTTTTAGTAATTTTATTCTATTAGGTGCTTTTATCAATGTATCGGGCCACCAAATGTCTGCTTGTTGATATATTATACAGTTATGTCCTCGATGTGTCAAACTATCGATCATTGCTAACATTTGGTACATTAAATTTTCTACTCTATCTACTAGAGATAGTTTTTCATACCGTTCTCTAAACAAGATCCACTGTTTGGTTTCCCAGTCGTTCCATTCTGCTACCCATCTATTCTTACCAAAATGTTGATTTTGTGGGTTGGTCCAAGCACCTTCCCATACTTCTTGTTTGGTATGTCTATCTGTGTAGTGGCAAATGGGTAGTTCTTCCCTGCTTATAAAAGTAAACCCTATTACATATAGAGTCTTGTGCGGTGTTTCGTGACTGTGTTTGAGTGTTGTTCTAATGATCCGACTATTAGCACTTCCTGTTATGCTAATGTCATGCGGTGTTAAGTTAAATCTCTTTGCCAGATCAATATGACCGTTGCCTTGAGTATATGACGCCATGTAACTGCATCCGTTAGTAACTAGTTCAGTAATCACTTGAGTGCGTCTCTGATCTTCTTGTCTTCCCAGCCGTTCAACTTTGCTAGTTCTTTAAGTTCTTTCTTGTCGCTAATTTCTGCTAGTGTTTGCAAGTCTTCATCTGTGTAGTCTGGATAAAAGTTGCGCAAGAACTTAACCACCTTGTTGTTGTTAACACGTTTCTTTTGTTTGATCCATTCATGCCTGTGTGTGCCCATACCTGGACTTACAGTTGTTGCCAACAACCATTGCAGTTCTGGGTACTTGCTTAAATCAAACCAATTTTTGTTTAATCGTTCATTGCAACTCATCAGATAGTATCCCTGCAATTCAGCACTGCCGCCTACTGCACTGCCCCAACGGATCATTAAGAAGTTGCTGAACTTTTTGCGTTCCTCATCGGTGAGTTCGCTATAGAATGATCTGTTCTTCTGATCAAACTGTTTCATTTCATAAAATATGTCTAGTTTATTCATACTGGATGATGCATTGTTGGTCCGTCGTCGTCTTTCTTACTAAGTTCATACAGTACTTTAGCACGTTCTAGTGCTTCTTGCAAGGCGGGATTGCCCTTTGCGGCAGTTACAATTTTATGCCAATAGTGTGATTCTTGTATCCAGTTGTCAACTGGGTATGTTCCTATTAATACTCTTTCACTGTGTGATTTGCCAACAGGCCTACCCCAAATATTACCATATGTGTCGTTTTCGTAAATGTACTTGGTGCCTGTTTCTACTGTTTCCCATTCAATTTGATCTTTTGGATCCATCTATGTATTTCCTTGCAGGTTCTGTAACTATGTATCTACCAGTTAGCCTATCCTGGAAGCCCTCAATGACTTCACGATGCAGGGGTAGATCTTCTAGCCCATAGTCAGGCGATGTACATTCGTAGTTGGTGTTGAACGTACTAGCAAAATAAATTTGCGGTATGTCAATGTCTTTAACACACTCATGCACAAACTTGTGGTGTAGGTGTCCATAATCACCATCTTCATTATGTGTCAGTATTAGTCTATAGCCACGTGCCAGGTACTGTATCTTTGCTTTTGCTTCTTTGCCATCGAATCCCAACTCGCCACGCTCTACATAACTGTAGTCATCACGGTTGCCCAGGAAATACGTATCAATGTTGTGCTTGCGCCAAAATGATCTTACTTCCCGTGCTCTGTCATCCTTGTCAAAGTAGGTTAGGTATATTATATCCCATTTGAATTCGGGATGAATATGCAGGAACGGATATCCAAATATAATGCAATCATCTGGATGTGCTACCAGCAGTAGTGCTCTACCAGCACTTGGAGTAGTCAACGATTTCACTCTGTCTTGAGATATCTTTAACAAAATATGCACACCTTGGCTTTTTTACATTAGTATCTAAGGGTATAGCAAGTAATTGTCCCGGACGTAATTTAGGGAAATACCATTTTACATCTTGGTATATGTCAGCTATTTCTATAGGAGCAAAACTTGGTCTGTAATCGGTTAACGGATTAAAAATATAAGTGTTGAATCCTCTATCATTAATACTTGTCAACGGAACTACTTCTAGGTCTCCTACGTCCGCTTCTCCGATCAGTACATGCCAATCCACAGGCATTTTAATCTGGGCGTCACCTATACGCAATACCAGTGCCGGGCTATTAAATGATTCAAGGAAGATCAAAGGAATGTAAAAGTAATCAGGATTACGAGGGTCGCTATTGTCTAGCACCGCAAAACGCATATCGTCTACTTCGTCAGGTATCTCATTTAGTTCATATGCTACATTATCAAGTGTTAGTATTCTCATTAGTAAGTTAATCTCCAGTTCTGAAAGCTATGGTCGTACCATATTTTTATATCGGCGTGGGGTTGTTTGGGGAAGTTTTTGTTTCTCACCCTAATTAGGACTGTTTTTGCAGGACTGCCCCATATAGTGTCTTCGACACTCATGTAAATATCATCTATCATTCTTGCTCGCCATTTTACTATTATAACAAAATTCTCATATTTACAAAAGGATGGTAAGTTTTCCTTTGGTATAGTAAAGGCAACATGATCAACACTGGTATTGGCATCGTTAAGGTCAACCACAAATGGCTCATGTTGGTATTCACAATCAAACTTTAAATCAATACCATCTGCTTTAAAGTGAGGCAATTGCTGAAACAGATTGTTTATCATGTTGAATCTGTATAGTGTACTATCCGCGGGATGTTTTTCCTGGAATGAGTGGTTAATTGTTTTTTCGTATGCGTGGTCGATCTCAATGTCAGGTTGAAATTCAAAGGCTTCTGACTCGGCGTAGACTAAAGGTAGTATAGGATGGTTCTTGTAAATCTCTGCTGTTACTTCAATCTTTCCTGGAATAAAAGTTCCGCCCCACTGTTTAGCATGCTTGGACAGGTCAACAATATTCTCGTTAAAGATAGGATTGCCAATGGTCTCTGAAATAAAATAATCTATGTCGTCTGGAATATCCAATCTGTTACAACGTAAGAAGTTTTTGTTAATTACCTGTATGTTTGTAATACCAAGTTTACTGATCATGTCTCTGGCATACTCTGCTCGACCTGGATCCATTTCGATGCTGTAAACTTTCTTTGCTCCGGCCTTGGCGGCTAGAATACTTAACAGTCCTGTGCCTG